AAGTTAATTGAGTTGCCAAGGATAGTATAGTTTCCATCATACTTGGTTATAACAGCACCAGCAGTATGAATACCACCACTACTACCTAACCACCCTCTATCAACTAATAATTGATCAGCAAGGTTATAACCAGTAGACTTAACCCTCATGAATTCTTCATCAATCTTAATTAAGTCACCACCAATCATAGATCCAATACCAGTGATACGAGCGTTCACCTGGGTTGCATTCATAGTGCTAACCAAACCAACAGTAACACCAGTTGATACGATAGGTGACTGAAGATTATTATCCAAAGCAACTAATGCTTTAGTGTTCTGCTTATCTTGAGTGAAGGAATGAGATACACCAGCACCAGTAGTAGTAAAGTCTAGAACTGTTGGAGGTGTTGCAAGAGCATCAGATGCAGTAGGAGAAATTCTAAATTTATCCTCACTAAGTTTTACAGCATATACTGTAGAAGGAATAGCACCACCAGATGTCTGAATACCAGTTCCATCATTAGCATAGGTTAATTTTTCACCAGTAATTAAGAAGTGATCTGCAAACTGTAAAGTGTTTGCATTTATATCAACAACTGTTGTATCTTCATCAGGACTCCAATTCTTCTTAAAGATGGGTCTGTTTCTATGAGTGAGATCAAAATTACGTTTAACAACAGAAAGAGTACCAGTGTAAGTACCTTCCCCATTGCGGAGTTGTCCAACCGAATTACCATCTCCTATTCCTATAGTATTAATACCAACTAAAGTTCTTTGATTTTCAACTGCTTGTCCAAATACTCTAACCTTAGTAGCAATGTTTGCATTAGGAGTAAAGTATAAGCAGAAATCAGAACCAGAGAATCCAGCACCAACTGTTCCTAATCCAGAAACAATAGAACCAGTTGGAGAATCATATGATAGTACTTGTCCATATTCTGCCTCATACATCTCAGTGACTATTCCATCACTTGCCTGTATGGTAAGTATTTCTTTTAATTCTGTCTTACTATTTGTAGTATCTTCAATAGAAACGAACCAATAGCAACCTTCATACTCATCACTAGTAAATCCAGAAACCCTATTTTCTCCAGGAGTTGCAGAAGAAGTAATTGATGTATAGAAGGATCCCATCATCGATTCTACCATCGTGGTAGTACCGACACCTGTATTATTTGCACTTAACTCATAATCAACAACTTTAACAGCACAGTTAGTGTTAATACCTGCAGCAGGATAGAAATTAAGGTTAGTTAATCCACTTGTTTGAACACCAAAGGTTCCAATAAATCCACCAGTAGATAAAGTACCATATTCAATAAATCCAGTGGCAGCATCAGTAGTACCAGGTATAACATTAACCTCGGTTAATTGATGAGTACTGATACCTTCTGTAGTCTGCATAACTTCAACAATTATCTTGTTGCCAGCAGAATTAGATGGATTTGCTTGCCAAATCGTAGTTCCAGCACCAATAGCAGTTGTAGTAGTAAATCCAGTTATTGTAACTAAATCGCCTACAGTAGTAGAACCAATACCACTCTGTCCACCTGTCTGGATACCAGACATCCTATTAAAATCAACAGAGATGAAATCAATAACATAATTGTTTAATTCATACTTAGTTGGATGGAAATTAACGTTTGCATAAGCACCACTAAACACATAATCAAAAGAACCTAAGATTCCTTGACTATCAACACTGTACTGGTTGATATAAGCATAAGAACCATCAGATACAACGTTAAAGAAACCACACTGGTTCTCTCCAGTATAACGAGTATCTTTTACGTTATAGAAATACCTATGACTTGTAAACTGTTCTTTCTCAACAAAATCAAACTTCTCAAATGGGTCAGTTCTAGGCTTACTATTGAATAAATCACCAATATCATCAATTGATAGAACTCTATTAGTTCTTGCTTCTTCATAATCAGTGAGAATTCTATTCTCTAAAACAATTTCCTTAGAAACTGTTGTCTGGTTTTCAGTGCTAATTCCAGCAACTTCAACAGTTAATTCTGTGGCATTATCAAAATCTAACCTAGTATCAACGTCAGTAGTTGATATTAAATCAACTTTAATTGATACTTCCTGTCCACCAGCAGCATTTGCTGCAGCAGCACCAATACCAGCATTAGGGAATCCCTGCCCACCATTACCATAAACACCATGTCCCTGTTCGTCAGCATCACTAGGTCTTCCATCAAATGATTCAAGTTCCATATCAGAGAACTTCTTAAATCCACTGGTATGAACAATCTCACTAACTACATCTTTCCAACTAGCATACTGAACAGGTGACTTAACAGAATAAGCAAATGATTGATAATAATCACTATCATGTAATCTCTGTCTAGAATCATTTAAGAATCCAGTTACTTCATGGAATCCTTTCTTCTGTTCAACAAGAGGTCCAACATCGAAAGTAGAATCAAATTTTTCAATTGAATGTATAAATCCAACCTGATTTGACGAACTACCCTCTATTTGCTTACCAGATTCAAATACGTCACTAGTAGCAACTCTAAGAGTATTATTATTTCTATTCCATCCAACTATAGTACCAGTTTTTGTTCCTGTAAGTGTTTCTTGAGTAATCTTCTCTTTAATACTAAAATCACCCTTTCTAGTAATAGGAACAAATCCAGGGAAATGTTTTTCCGGTATTACCCTACCTGCTGACTTATCTGGATTATATTCACCAGGATTATCATTTTCTAATACAAAAGTAACCTTTGGATTAGCACCACCAAGATTAGGTGTTACAGAATTAAGAGTAAAGAGGTTATAGTTATATTCACTGGAGTTGTATCCAAATCCAGTAGTAGCAATACCAACACCCTCAACAAGAACCTTATCACCAACTGAGAATGGGAATTCCATTCCTGTAGAGAAATCGGTATCTAAAGTAAGTTCAACAGTTGCATTTGAAGTTGTAAATCCTACAGTCTCAATACCAACTCCATTAGAATTGTGGATTGGTATTACAGTTGGATATGGATCTTGAAGTCTCTTAGTATTCTCTACAATATGAACACTAGAAACACCAACAGAACCAGAAACTTCTGATGTAATATCCATCTCAGTAAGGATTTGATCACTTACCCTATCCTTAACAACAAGTTTTGGTGGAGTTGAATAATTTTTTCCTCCAGAACTTAATCCAATATGATCTAAAGTTCTAAATCTATCAACTTTAAACAGACTTGGTAATGCACCAGTAGGACGTAAAGTTTGGTCGTATGGGAACTCATACCCAGGATTATCAATTTGTGTTCTCTTAACTTGTCCTATTGAACTACTTTCTACTCTTAAAATACAACCATTTCCATATGTTGTAGCAGCAGTTCCAGTATAAGTTCTAGTTACAGTAGAAATACCAGGAATACTCTTATATCCATATCCAGTATTAGTTACCTTAATATCAGCAATTGGTCCTAAAGCACCAGCAGATGATGTCTCATAAGACATCTTCGCAGTAATATCTGTATATTCAGCACTTTCTGGTTCATTAGGAACATTAAAGGTAAATGTTGTTGATGCTAAGGAAGTTATTTTATGATTTCCATCATATAGAGAATCAACTAATTTAATAGTGTTATAATTCTTAACAGTCTTATCTGTGATAATCTCAGATTGAACTGTAGTAATTCTATCTGGATTAACTGGAGTAAGATTATAATAAAGTATCTCAGGAGTTCTAGCATTAGTTTGTAAGAAAACTCTACCTCCAGTTATACCTACAGAACCACTACTTGTAACATCAAATTGGTCTGCAGTTGCAGTTAGGTATTCATGTTTAAAGTCCTTATCTCTGAAGAAATTAACAGAGAACGCAGAATATGTTGTTCCACCTGAAACATTAGCCAGTGAACTATCTGCAACATTAAATTCTAACTTCTGCCCTCTAGTGACATTGATAATTGGGTTAACTGGTAATAATGAATGTAATACAGCACCACCAGTAGATGCTAAAGATACATGCTCAGGATACTGAATAGTTGCATTATAATAATTTGATGCCAACTTAAGTGTATCAGCATTATCTCTAATTACGTAATAAGAAGTATTATTAGTCAATCCAGATACTACACTGGTTGATTCATATAATACTTGATCACCAGTACTTAATCCATGATTGGTAATACTAAGAGTATTATTAGTAGTACTTACATTATCTTGTACGAAAGTTGCTAATCCAACAGTAGCCTTTCTATTATAATCATTATACTTAACAGTGTATGAAGATGTTATACCAGGTAAAACATCTAAGAATACAGTATCACCAACTCCAAGTCCATGTGCAGTCGTTGCAGTCGCTGTAACAACTACCTTTTCAAGCATACCAGTAAGTTGTACATCTGTAGTTGTTAATGAATGAGTTACACCAGCACCAACGTTATGGAAATAAAGTTGTGTAGCAGCAGTAGAAGCAACACCGACATATGTTCCTTCTGAACCAACTCCAACTGGCATTGTTGATAAACCAATCAGATTATTAGTCAACTTAATAGAATATACCTGACTTGGTAAATTAAAATTATTAGTACCATCAGTAGATACTGAAACAACTGTTCCACCACCAGCAGAATAAGTTAATGACTGTCCTGTTATAAATTCATGCCCTGGAAGATATATTGACCTGTATGGAACAAGAATATCTGTAGTTGCTAAACCAGGTGCAGTAATTGATAAAGTGCTATTAATACCAACTCCTGAAGTAGTTCCTACTGCAACAACTTCAGATGGATCAAAATAAGTACTCTTTTGTAATTTAATATCAGTATCAGTATTAACACCAACATTAATAGTTAAACCACGTGGTTTTTCTTCAATAATGGCTCCAGCTGTATATGCTGTACCTACTGTTCCACCATATTCTCTTATAACTCTAACTCTTGAATTAAATTCATCTATATTAACAACAAATAATTGTTCTGTTGATATACCAATAACATCATCTGGTTGAAGAATTTTTATATCACCATTAATTGGAATATATGTTACTATTCCAGTAACAGAGGTATTACCAATAGCACTAGCAACTTTGAATACAGATGTCTGAACACCGATGGTATAAACACCATCCAAATTAATAATAGACTGTGATGATATACCAGAAACTCTTATATAATCACTATTCTTGAAATTATGTGGTTGAGGTGTTCTGGCAAGAATTGACTTCTTATCTCTTAATACTTCAAAAGTAACTCCTTCTTTTCTAGTAGTAGAAGAATTGAGTTTAATTATATCTTTACCCTTAATCTTTTTAACCCTAGCAGATGCATTAATACCACCTGTTTCTGTATTTTCAAATTCAATTTTATCATTAACTTTATAATCATATCCACCATCTTCAATAACAACTTCTTCTATGTTTCCAGGAGCAGAGTAAACAACAGACGCAAATTCGTCAATTATCTTATCTGGACGTGCCACATACTCATAATCACTTTCAGTAAATGAAAGTTTGTATGGATAGATGTTTCTTACATAACCTCCCTTCTCCAAATCAATTTTATCTGTAATTGAATCAGGACTGAAGTTAAATGTGTCTGGTTTTGATTTAAATGCTTCTCCTACAGCATATGGGAATACTGGAGTGAAATACTTGTCAAATGTAGCATCTTGCTGAGAAGAACTATCAATAGTAGCAAAGTATGCGTATGTACCCTCTGGATAGTCAGGAGTCTTACAGAAACGCCCGTTATACTTGTCTAAGTCACCTTTATTGGTAAATGTGTAATCATTGGTAAATGAACCCAATGGCCAGTCACCAACGCTAGGTCCAAGTTGTCTAGTGGCACTAAGTTCATATCCAGGAATCATTCTCCGAATAACACCACCATCAATCCTATCAAATCCATATGGACCGTAAATTGGATTTCCATCATAAGCAAATCCAATTATTGGAGAATGGTTATCAGAAACCTCTTCAGCATTCTCATATTCCAAATCATAGGTACCATAATCCTTTTCACCGTTTAATTTCAAGGATGGGAGCATTTCCCTTAATTTTCTAGGAGCATAAAGGTGTGTAAACTGCGAACCAAAGTTAGCAGTACTATTCTCCATAAATCCATCATCAAGTTTGATTAAAGTGCGGAAACGGTTAACATTATCAAGTTCCCACCTCTTAACTCTAGGATCAAGTACAGGTGCTCTACCAGCGGCGTTTACAGCGGTTTCTACGCTTAAGAAAGACCTATCGGTAACAAATCCAACACCACCACTTACAACCGTCACAGAGGTGATTATACCGCCCTCTATGACTGGTGTTAACGTAGCAAAAGTACCAATACCAGATGTAATAATTTCTGGAGGTGAATTATATCCAGAACCACCTCTAGTAACGATAACTTGTTCAATTTTACCGTCTTTTACAATTGGACGAAGTTCAGCACCTGAACCAGCAAGTAAATCAATATTTGGAGCACGATTATAACTGATAATGGAAGAATTACCATATCCTGTTCCATTTTGAGTCAAATCGACTGAAGTAATTGATCCCCTAACAACAGGAATCATTGTTGCGTGATAATTACCCAAATCAGACGAAATACCAATTTCTCCAGTAATAGAAACTGAAATTGGTTGATAATTGAAGATATGAGTTCCTACACCAACACTTGTTAAGTTTACAAAGGTTCCATTATCATAATCAGTCGTTAATGTACCTCCAACACCAGCATTCGCTAATCTGAAGTTATTATCATCAATAATAAGTGCTTGATATTGATTACTTGCATTTAATCCACCAATTACACTTCCAGTGGATGAATAAGTCAATATTTCGCCATTTGAATATCCATGATTCTTAATATTGATTGAATTATTATAAGTACTGATTCCTGTAGTAATAACAGTGCGTTTTTTGTATTCATAACCACTTCCAGGGTTAGTTACGAATATCTGGTCAATAACATTCTTCTTTTTAACACTTTCAAACTTCTGAGTACCTGATCCTTTATCAGAAAGGTCTACAGTGTTAATTCCAGCAATAGCATCATCAAAATGAGAGTGTAATGATATAGTTGTGTTATCAACAAGTCCCACAAAGTAAATTGCACCATCACCTAGACTTGTTGTACCAGTTCCAACTACAGTACCCTTGTTTTGACGATAAAATACTCTTTCACCATTATTAAACAAGTGATAAGTTGTAAATCCAACTGTATTGTTAGAAGTATTAATACCAACTTCAACGTCAAGAGTAGGAGCATGAACTCCTTGCCTCATTTTAGCTTCTGCAGTCGCTCCACTACCATTACCACCACTAATAGTGATTTGTGGTTTCTCTAAGTAATCAAAACCTGAATATGTAACGTCAATACGCTCAAAACCACCTCTTACGTTAACATGTCCCGTTGCACCAACACCAGCAGCGTCAGTAATCAACAATTCTGGTGGATTTATAACATCATGTCCACTTCCACCCTCTGTAACAAGAATTTCATCTAAAGGACCGTAGTAAATACCATCTCTTGATTTGTAATTAGCAAGTTCAACTCCATTTACAAACATACCTGTCTTTTCACCAGGAATTGTGGTAAATTCATCTCCAGAGGAATCAAATACTGGATCAGAGAACCTTCTTACTAGTCTTTGGGAATCTATTGCCTTATCTTGTAATCTACTAGCAAATTGATGTGTAGTAATACCAGCACTATTACCAGTTACATTAATAAACTTAGATGCATCGATGTTTGCACGAGAATATGCTAATTTAAAGGATTGGTCATCAACTTTATAAGCAAAGTATGTTCCTTCTGTAAGAGGACTTAATGGAAGTGTTGTTGTAGAAGTAGAAACTACACCATCAACCAAAGTAGATGATTCAGTTGTTCCTGGGATGTAATAAACTTCATCACCAGTTTTAAAATCATGATTTCTAGTAGTAGAAATCGTTTCACCAGCAAATGTTGCTGCAACCTTAACACTAATACCCCTTAAATCAGCATTTAATTGTTGGTTGGCATAATATGGTATAGAAGAAGATGTTACATAAGTTTGATGTTCTGATTTTCCTTCAATATAATCATGTGGAGCATTGGTATGCTTTGGCCCCACCATCTTTCTACCATTATGAGTATGATATGGACCAGCATAAGGACTTCCACTAACAATACCAACTACATTTAAATCATATGCGTTAGCAACGTTAGCACTAAACTTATAAGTAGGTTGTTTAACAGCAGGAAGAACTTCTGCTCTAATAAGTTCCTTTCTTGCTTTAAACTGTACATTATAATCAATAGAACCTAATCCATCAAGAATAGCAACCTTATTAGATGGTACATCAACAACAGTACCTTGTGTTTCTGATTGAGTTGATTGATTAACTAGGGTTACTAAATCACCAAGGAATAAAAGGTGTACTTCTGGACAGGTAATTTTAGTGTTACCATTACCAATATCCTCAATAGTTTCAATATTAAAGAGGTTAGTAACATTATAAACCCACTCAGTAAATGTTTTATCTTTATCTTTTAAAGTACCTAAATTCTGAACATCAATACTATCTCCAGCAACCATTTGCTTACTTGGTCCTGGAATCATAAAGTCACTTACTACACCTGTTATTCTAAGGGTAATTTTATCTCCATCATTATTATATGCATAAACACTAGAACTTAATCTAACTAATGAATTTTTATCAAAATTAGTTGTATTACCAGATAATCCTAAAAACTGAGTTGTAGTTTTACTTGTATAAGTTACAGTATATTCAACGGTATCCTTTGTTATTATTAATGTACCAGATGATGGAAATCCTATAGTAGAATCAACGTATATGGTATTAACATCAGCAATTTCATCTGTTACAGTTCTGGTAGTAGGTGTAACGCTAAATTTACCATAAATTGAACCTGATTCACTAATATCTTTATCAGAACCTGCATCAAGACTTATTTGATAATATTGATTACCATCACGTGTATATCCAATTACATCAGCAATTGAACCATAAGAATAATTAAGAACACCCTTTACTTCATCTTGATATAAGGTTTGTCCTTTTAAATCACGAGGATCATAGGCAGCATCTAAATTAACAACAACTAAATCTTCAGTAATTCTATAATCAGCATCAGAAGGTTTAATTGTTTGTTCAAATGGTTTTACAACAACTGCTTTTGAACCATATAATGCACGGAACAAAATTTCAAAAGAATCATCAGTTCCTTTTGTTTTATAGAGATCTTTTGCTTGTTTTGCAAAAAGAGCAGGATTAAGTCCACTTACAAAAGTTCTATCTTGCAATCCTGGTACATATAGTCCCTTATACTTCTTAAAGAACTCAGCAAGGAAAAGATTACTTAAATTTGTTACAGTATCTCCATCATCATGATCAGAAGATGATGAAGTACTAAATTCTACTCTATCCTGTTCTGCACTATTGAATAGAGAAGTTATTGCACTAAAACCGCGCTTACATCCAAAGAACTGTCTTTTATCTTTACTTGTATATGTTATTATCTCATTATTAATTTTTAAATATCCATATCTGTCAGGAAACCCAACTGTAGAGTCTACTGCAATAGTAGTGGCGAATGCAGTAATATCACCATCTAATTCTGTAGTGGATACTAAATTCTTTTCAGCAAATGCATCGTTTTTGATATATTGATCAATATTCTCAGCGATATCAACAGGACCACCTTGGAATTCTTGTGATTTATAATATTGCTCTAAAAATTCTCCAAATAATGGAGACTCACTTCTAATCTGTTCCGGGATCTGCTGTGATACAACAGCAGAAGTTTTAGCTCTTGTTTCTATCATTAGTATGAGTATCCGCCGCTGGAAGTGTTACCTGTTACTTCAACTGAATTAAATGATGTAGATGTTGTATAAGTGGTTGCATATGATGTGTCAACCTCTTGTACGTTTGTAGCCTCAGTTCCTGTTACTGTTGCATACTGTGGAATACCTCTAACCAAAGGAGACTCACGATCATCTCTACCATTAGGGAAACTAGAACTAACTACGTAGTTAGAACCAGAAATATCTGCACCAGATGAAATAGTGTCAGAAACCATAGTAACAAGACTGTTACTAGTATCTAGTTGCAAATAAAGGTCCTGTAATCCGATGACATCATATGACTTCGGAGTTCCACTAATCTGAATAATTGGTTGATCCGTACTGAGTACAGTAGAATTAATAATAATAGCATTAATTAGAATTTCACCCTTTGTATATTCAATAGTACCTATATTATTTCTAATAATAGCAACCTGGTTAGAAGAAAGAAGTTTAAAGAGTATTAAACGTCCTGTTTTTCTATCTGGGTTTGGAATATCAGAAATATAGACAGTTCCACTTATACCACTAACAGAGAAACCAGAAGATTTGATATTAAAACCATTTAATGAGTTAACATTAAATGCATTACCATAACAAAACTCATATGTTGCTAAATCGGACAAAGCAGGTCTCAAATCCCTCCTCATCGCTATTCTAGTGATGTTAGAGGTAATAGCGGAGTCTGTTTGGTCGATTAAACGTATTGCCTTAGAGAACTTAAATCGCGCTCCAAAGGTGTTGATTTCACTTGCCCTAGCATATGTATTCAAAGTCTTTGTAATCGCCGTTTTAAGGGCATTTACGCTATTCGTAGTGTTTGCGTTGTAATATACACTACTATCCATTTCAACATACAGATATTTGAGATCTATAATGTTTGGAAGGATTCCTGCGACTGTATAACGCTTTAATTTATTCTTAAGTTCAATTTTTTCAATTTGAGACAAATATTTGCCATTTTTTGGTTTTATGCTAATAAAAACCTTTCCATATTGTGGAGGACTTGTATCTTCACCTCCATAAACAGAAACTGATTCTGTATTAGAGTAAATATTCGCAATAATCGCTTTATAGTCGTCTGCAGTCACTGCACGGTTCTGTGCAGAGTAAACTAAAGGCGCATATTTCTTAATTGACGAAACAGACTCAATATCATCGCCATTTTCAGCTGCATTAATGGTAGTTAAGTCAGAAATTCCTTCTGTAACAGTAACTCCAGAATTATCTTCAATATTTCCAGTAAAAGTAAAGGAATTTACGCCATTTGCGTCCTTTCCATTTGTAGAAATGTAATTTACACTGATATAATTTGAATCTTCAAGTTTTTTGCCGAATTTTCCATCTCCAAAGATAACTTCATACTTCTCATCAGCAACTTCTTGTAAAAGGAAGATTAAAGAGGTGTTTGTAACGTCAATTATATTATCAGTTAAGGTATAAATCGTTTTTAAGTTAGTTGCAGAGCTATTTGGCGATACTGTTACCTTAATTGTCGATGTATCAATGTTTGCATTGGGTAAAATGAACTTTTCAATAGGAACACCCTCTCCAGTCTCCCTATAAGTGAAAGTTTTCTTTAAATATGACCCTTCGAAGATGTCAACATCATTAAATTCTGCAATATTATCTACAACAGGTACAGTTACGTCATTCATTATGGCAAAACTGTAATTTGTTGAAGCAAAACTATTAGAAACAGCTACAATTCCTGCTTTTAACGTTAATGTAAGAGGTTGTGTAGCGTAAGAAGAGGTATCAACGAAGAAACTAACGATTGCTTTTGATGATTTCTTAGATCTTGGTGTATATCCGACGTTTCTAGCTAAAGCAGCGACATTTTCTCTTAAAGTTGCAGTATCAATGAACACCTCATTAGCAACCATGTTGCTATTATAAGCAGTTATGTAAGAATTGTATGCTAAAGTGTCAATTAACACCGACATATTTGACCCTTCGAAGTCAAAATCGGTAAAATTACTATTCGCTCTCAGATAATCTTTAATCTGAGCCTTTATATCCTCAAAATCGAGGTTTTGAAACTGTGTAAGAGGCATTTATCTGAGTGATTCTAATACAAATGTCAATTCTTGAGCAGGTACGTTAATTCCTATGATTTCATAGACAATTAATATGTCATATGCATGTGAATCATAGTATGGAGTCACTTCTACATCGATTAATTCTACTCTTGGCTCAAAATTATCAATAGTATTACGAATTTCATCAGCAATAACGGACGCTGAACCTATGTCCATTAACTCAAAAAGAGTATCTCCAATTCGGGAACCCAAAGTTGGGTTAAAAGGACGCTCCTGAAGGTGCGTCAACACCAAATTTTTAACAGATCGAGATATCGCACTCTCATTTTTGAGAGGAATCACGTCTCTAGTGATAGGATGAGGCCTAAAAGACAGTGAAATGTCTTTAAAAGCACGTGATACACGCTCGACCGGCATTTATACTAAGATTTTCTTTTATTTAGACGACTAAATCAGGATTCCACAGTTCTCCATCTTCCGATTCTGCATCGAAAAGGTCATTTTCAGCTAAATTTGTGTTAATTTTCTTCTTTTTAGGTGTTAAATTATCTGCAACAATCTCACGAAGCATTTTTTCGTGTTGAACAGCACCTAAATTGTCTAAAAAATCGTTTTGAGCTTCCATTTTAGTTTGAATTCCAACGTGGACCTAGTTTCTCTGCAGTACTATTTACATTTCTATACTCGCAATCCACTAATTTGTTGTTTCTTTCTGGTACAAAGATACGATCATAGCATTCGAAACCCATTTGTTCCAAATATTCATCTAATTCTTCCCCTGTATTAGCATTTTCATAGTCTTCTGACTCATCATACTCTGCATAAATGAAATCTATGTTCTTAATATGCTCTCCTAGACTCTTCATAACGTTTAAATCGTTACCTTGAGTGTCAGATTTGAGTGTATCTATACGTGTGTAATTTAAATTATCTAAAATATCGCTTAAACTAACAGTTTCGACGGTATATATCCTGTCAACGAGGTTTTCAAATCGTCCAATTGGCTTACGAAGAGAAGAAGTGCCACTATCTCCTCGTAATCCATAGAACTTTTTGTCGGTAGACTCATCGACGTTATCAATAGCAGCTTCAATAAGGTAACATCTGTCCCCCGCATGGTGAGTCTCCAAGAGCGAGCAACAAGATTTAAAGTTACCAGGATGTGGTTCGATTCCAATAACATAGGTGTCAGATTCATTGTTTAACCATTTAATAGCATTAGGCATATTAAATGAAAGACCAATATCAAACCGGAGTTTTAATCCGGTTGATAACTTACTATTGATAAAATCGTAATCAATCATTGTTAGATTCTTCGGTGTTAAATGCTACCCCTTCACAATCAGGTTTAGAACAATAATAACGAGCACTACCCTTATTAGGAGTTAAGTATTCGCATTCACTAGTCCAATCATCCATTGCTTCTCTAACAATGGACTTTATTTCCTTGCGTAACCAATCAGGTAGTTTAACGCTCATTTCCCTTGTCCTCGATATCTCTTAGGCGCCTTATTCCGAGAGGAAGCGGCATATTTCGAGTGTTTGCCGGTTCCTTGCCGAGTTTTCTTTGGGATTGTTTCCACATAGGAACCACCCATTAAACTTCGCTTTACTTTAGCCAATTACATTCCTCCATTAATAACGATGTGACTAATTACGACAAGGAAGGTACCTTGAAGAGTCCAGAGACTAAATGACGCGAGTTTTCTCATGTCCAACACGAATCCGAGGATCGCACCAAATTTCAAGTCCGCCTTCAATAGCATCTAAACAGAAACTAACATCTTCTCCACACATATCTTGAACTGCTCCACTTTCAAAGACTTGCATCTTAGGAGCAAACCAAGGATACTTAATAGCATCAGATTCAAATACACCCTTCTTAATCATTACCCAACCAAACCCAGTATAATCTACAGTGAATGGCTTCTTACGTTTTGAAATAGACTCAACGGTCTCATGATTCATGACTCCACCATTCTTGCGGAAATCATCTTCTTCTAACCAATGAGCAACAGATGTAGTTTGCCCATCTTCCGTGGCATACCATCCAGCAGTAATTTGCTTCTCTTCACCTTCGGCAGGTACAGCAAGATCACATAACTGCCAGAACTTGTTAGAATCGAATACTATATCCGAGTCAATCCATAATTGGTAATCATACTCTAACTTACCATCCCAAGGTAATTGATCAGGTCCACGTAAGACATTAGCACCTAATACTTTACATCTTGCGAAGTTAACCATTGATGAGTAGTCCTGACTAATCTGGATACTCATGTTGTTTTGAACCATGTCAAAACATAACTGGACGAAATTCTTTAAGAAGATATAAGAACATCCTCTTCCAGGTAAGCAGAAGACTATCTTCTTACCTTTCATCCTTTCTTTAATCGCTGCTATGTCCCAATCTTGTCCTTTCTTTTTGGGAGGAGCTGCCTTAACTGTAAATCCTTTTGCCATGAAGTAATGCTCTCATCACTAACATTATACAAGGTATATATGGTATTTGTCAACAACTATGCTCTTCTTTTTCTGGAATCTCCATTGCTAGTACTCTCTCAAAACTTAAGTTTGCTACTTTAGCTAAAGGTGTACCAGGTCCACACATGCTATTCAACATTTGCCACTTTACTTCAAAATCCTCTTCATTTAGACAATGAAAAAGGACTTCGTTCTTTGCGTATATGTGATATTCGAAATCTGATTTAGATCCTGTCATAGTCATCCTCGATTCGTACTATGTCTTCTTCGATACATTCGTCGCCTACCTGTACCTCTATAATAGTTAGGCCTTCTTCACCCGCCATAATTCT